CATCTGATTTATAATTTAAGTTACTATCTAATTTGTGCAACCAAACATCAGTATTAGAAACGTTTGCATCTGTTAATGTTTCTACTCTATTAGATGCCTTTATTCCATATCTAAAGTTCTCAAATTGCAGTTGTCCTGCTTTAGCAAGAACGAAGAAACCTGTTCTGTCTGATGCAGGTCCCAAGTTATCATTTCTATTAATGATTGTGAAATTTTTATCATTGAGCGGAGCACCTTCTATAATCTTATTATTTTCGATACTTGCTCTTACAGCCTCAAACCGTCTATTGGCACCTGCTACATTCGATGTGAATGCGTATGCAATAGATTTAGAATTCTTGTTCTCATTTACTTCATATAAGTAATTTTCAACATTGCCGATATTCAAACTTGCACTAGGATCTTGAATTTTTGTATTTTTATTGAATGAAGAATTTAAAACAGTAATGAATTTTTCATACCAGTCAACATCATTTGAGTCATTCCAGTTAACAACGTTGCCGGCGAGAGAGTTACCTTCGTTGTCTGCTACATCTTCTGTAGTTGTGACGCTTGTGATTTTCATCATACCACTTGCATTGATTGGTCGTGTCTTTGTATAACCAAGTGTTCTAGCCATACGTAAAATACTTTCACGGCGTTCAGCCGTATCCATAAAGTTTTCACGTGTATTCATATCACTTCTGAATGCTAGTGAATGTCCTAAGTATGCTACAAGGTCTAAAATCGCAATGAATTCAGAACTTGCTATAAAATCATTAAATTTTTCTGGGTATGTCTTATTGATGTACGCAAGTAAACTTTCACGTATTGTATCGAAATCATAAGACTTCAAACTCACGTTACTGAAAGCAGTGTATACACTGGTCCAGCTTTCACTTGCAAATAAGTTATCTATTCTTTCTTGACTCATTTTTTTATTCTCTCTTTAAATCTATTGTTAGTGTTACAGGCTCATTATCTGGTAATATAGCGACACTAATAGATGCTGTGACTGTATGCTCACCTTCAGTTAAGTTAATGGACTCTAAATTCACTCTAGGTTCATCGCTGATGATGTTCGTTAAATCTTCTTCAATAAGTGTTCTTATGTTAGAGGTCAACGGCTCAAAGATAAGGTCATGTATAATCGACCCATAAGTAGGCATCATAATTCTTTCGCCTTTGCGAGTCATGATATTATTCAATAAATCTTCTACTACTAACTCTTTTCCAGTTAGAGTATGATTGATTGCACTTTTGTTTTTAGTACTGAAACCTATAAATCTTGCCATAATGTTCTCTCTATACTTATTAAGAGTATTTATCAACATATAAACTTCGTACTTTTTGTATTGACTTTTGTTGTAATTTCTGTTATTATTAATTTAATCAAATACAAATGGAGAATAAATAAAAGTATGCCAAACTTAGTACCAATGGTCGTAGACCAAACTGCAAACGGAGAACGTAGCTTTGATATATTCTCACGTTTGTTAAAAGAAAGAGTTATATTCTTAACAGGTGAAGTCAATGACTATCAGTCTGACTTACTTTGTGCCCAATTTCTGTTCCTAGAAGCAGAAAACCCAACAAAAGATATACATTTTTATATCAACTCACCAGGCGGAGCAGTAACAGCCGGAATGGCAATCTATGATACTATGCAATTCATTCAACCAGATGTTTCAACAATGGTTTTAGGTCAAGCATGTAGCATGGGTTCATTATTGGCAACTGCGGGAGCTCCCGGCAAACGATTTATGTTACCTCATGCAAGACACATGATACATCAACCAAGTGGCGGCGCCGGTGGACAGGCAACTGACATGGAAATTCAAGTCAAAGAAATCTTAAAAGTTAAAGAAAGTTTGACTAGTATCTATGTAAAACATAACTCTAAAGGCAAAACTTATGAAGATTTCTATAGTGATATGGAACGTGATAAGTTCATGGGCCCAGAAGAGGCACTAGAATACGGGTTAATTGATAAAATTATCAATGAAAGACCTGAAAATCAGTAAGTAGTCTAATACTTAACGGGTTAAAATGTAATTAAATGCAATTTAACCCGTTTTTTTATGGCTAAAAACTTGACAGATTAGCGAATCGTAGTATAATAATAGTATATTCAATAAAGAGAGGGTTTAAATATGACTACAATGACAGTAAAAGAACTAAGTGTGTTAGCAGAATCAAAAGCAAATCAGGCTTCTTTAGATTATTTCAATTCAAAACTAGGTGGTAAGGACAATTATCCCTGTGGTTTTGCATGGGTTACTGTTCGTCCTGAAAATAAGGGCAATACTAAGCTAGGTAAAGAAGAACGTAGAGTGTTAGAATCTATGGGATTTTCAAAAGATTGGACTGGCAAAGCGTGGCAAATCTGGAATCCAGGTAAAGTTAACGTACAAAATGTTGATGTTAAAGAAGCAGGTGCTCAGGCATATGCAGATGTAATGTCTTCTGCTGGGTTTAATGCTTCTTGTGGTTCACGTTTAGACTAAAACTTGACAAACTAGCGAATCGTGTTATATTAATTACATAATCAACAGAGAGGTTACTAATATGAAATACAAGTTATATCAAATTCATCTTACAGATGCAGAAATTGATTTAATCAATGAAGAAGGACATGATGCTGTTCATAAGCAATCATTGAAATTAGATATGAATTTTTCAAAGAATGACACAGGTATGGTTGCCCGGGATGCATTCAATCGTGGATACTACACGCATGTTAGTAACATCACTGCTGATAGTTTAGAGGGCGTGTTTCATGTAGGGAACATGGGCCCAGAAGAAGACATTGAGCGTTTGTCTCGTATGTACAGTGTTAGTGTTGGTGACATTGTGGAAGATGAAGATGGCAAGCAATCAGTAGTTGCTAATTTTGGTTTTAAAGAGGTAGCCTAACTAAAGCCAGGAACAAAACTCCACATCTTAGAAGTTTTAATTTTCATAGCGGCTAGTTTTTCATTAATCTGGCCGTTATTCTTTTTAATATTAGTCTGAATTTCATCTGTAATATTATACCATTTTTCATTATTAATCAATGCAATGATAGGATGTCCTTCAATTTTATCAACGCCTTCATTGAAGAAATAATATAACAATGCATCAAATTGTGGTTGAGATAATTCTTTCTTAACAAACTTTTCTAAAACATTTCCTATATTACGTAATTGCTTTTCTAATATAAAGTTTGCCATTGGTTTTGTAATTTTGCCTGTACCTATGTCTATTCTCTGTGAGGCAACGGTTATATATCCATAACGCTTTTCTGTATTTGTTATTTTATAACCAAACCCAACAGTATCATCTGTTATCTCTAACATAGGTTTGTTTGTATCAATGATTGCATTCTTACTCATTTCACTGAATATTAAATCTGTTATTGGAAAGCATGTCAATCTAACGTGTGATAATATATAAGTAGGCTCACCGGTTTCTTTGTAGCCCGTACCTAAATAAGTGCCATTAGGAGTTACAACATTCAACGGAAGTTGAATATAATTTAGCAATGACCCTTTTCTTTTATCAAATAACATTACGCTAACCTCACTGCGGTTGTTCCTGTAACAGAAGAACTATCTGCTACACTGTATGAACGAGTTAATCGGTATGCGCCTCTTTCTGCACTTGCGGCTGAGAAATGCATTGGATCCCATGGAGCACTCCAGTTTCCGCCCCAACCTAAACCGTGCCTTGCGGCTATCTCACCGATGTTAAGTGGGAAGTCACAGCCTTGGTCTGCGCCTCTAGTCACGCCTGGATTCCAACCAGCTGGTCTTGTTCGTGCATATCCGTTTGGTGCATATGCATTAATATCTATTGCGGCTCCCATTGCATGGAAGCTAGGTCTTGAACCACCTCTTTGATTTCTATTACAGTAACCGCCCAATGTTTTAATAACGTATCCGGTTGCTTCTAAATCATCAATTAATCCTTGGAAGTTAGATTGGAATATTGCCGCAACCTGACAGCCTACTCCATTACTTGCACGTATAGATGCCAAGCCTTCTCCGGGAGGAAGCCCAGGAACATCTTCGTTTGATGTTTCATTTGAATCTTGATTTGCGGCATCCATTTGTCCAGATGCACTATTTGGATCACTTGCTATTTCATTACCAGCGTTTTGTGTTTCGTTGTTATTCTCGCCAGGCGTAGACCCATCTGCGGCTTTTTGTACTGTTTCTGTACCACGCAAGAAAGGTTCATGTGTTGGGAATTTAGGTATAATACTTTTTTCAATTACTGTGTTTTCTAAATTCTGAATATCTGGTTGTGTTTCTAATGGTATATCATAAGCGATAGAAGCCATAGGACCATTAAGATGTAGCTTGCCATTAACTGTAGAAACATACATACTTGTTTCAACTTTCTGATGTAGTGACCCACCACTTTCATAAAACTGCGAACCAATAGTCTTAGTATGCATTTGATTATCTACGTTAATATTATAATTGTTTATAGCATGTAGATTAATATTTTCACCAGCTTCAAGGTTTATATTTTTATCTGCACGTAGATTGAAATCTTTTTCTGTACGCATCGACAATGATCCTTCAGCATAAACCATCACTTCACCATCTGCTCCAATTTCAACCCAACCGGAACCTGAACTATTGATTGCATATACAAAATCATTTGTGCCATCAACAATAACTTGTGCGCCTGAACCTGTCGAAATTCTAATTTGATTAGGGTGTATTGTGCCATCGTCTCCGACAGACCCATCATCCATTGTAATTCCATTACCACCTGGTGTAGTCCAGCCATAAACTTTTGAGTGTTGCGTTGTTTCATAGTTTGCATCACGTAATGGACTTGCAGTAGATTGTCCTCGTTTATTATCAGAAAATATACCTTGACTTGCTGAGTTTACATTTCTGTTAGAATTTCCTTGGTCTGCTTCATCTGTATTTTGTAATTCTGCTAATGTGTTAGGTGTAGACTTTGCAACTTTAACATCTTTGGCAATTCCTTCACCCATTCCACTGCCGTCAGGATTGGCAGTACCTGCCGCACCACCTGGTACAGTGCCGGGAACTTCTTGTGCAACTGCGAACCAATAACCTTCGTTTAGATTTCCGTTATCTGCAAAGAAAACTAATATAGTAACTCCGCCATCTGGTGGGACAGAGAACATACCATATGAACCTTGAGAGTTTGAGCCTCCGAAAGAACTTGCATACATAAAATACATTGGCTCATCTGGATCTCCGCCCAATTTAGGAACATAAGCCGCTATACGTCCTCGTCCTTCTGGATCTGGTTTTCCTCCAACAGTTATGGCTTTATATATGCCACTTTTAATATTCTGTAAAATAGGATTTTCTTGCGACTTTCGATTGCTCAAAAGAGATTTTGCAAGACTGTTTCCTATAGTAGATTGATTAGCCATTGTTTATTTTCCTATACGCTTGATGTATGTTTTTAGCTAAATCTTTATTCGCAATTTCATCAAAATGCCCACAACTTAGCCTACTATAATCAAGTGGTGTATTGATAATTTCTACTTTTCTGTCTAAAGTATTCATATCATTTATGTATTTATTTGCCAATTCCATTGCATCTGGTAAAATATTATACTGTTCCCAAAATCCTATATTAACAAATATAATATTCCATTTGTTTGCAAGAGTTAACCAATGCAATCGTCTTAATATTATCTCAACATTTTTAATAAAAGAATTTGCATTAGTATTAATATGTAGCATATGCGCCGCCCAAGATTCGTCTAATGCTTTTTGGGCTTTTGCACTACGTTTGTTAAAATTTGTATGAAACTCTTGCGATGCTTCTGGTAGTTCCCATAGAATTTCTGGATCAACTATCGGCATTTTTCTTATTCCTAAATTTGGATTAATATTTGCATTTGTATCCCAAGCTCTTAGTAGCTCATTGTATATTGGCTTAGTTGGTTTGTCTATACCAGGTGACAAAATGTTCATATACCATGCATGTCTCATCATCGAGGACATACTATACACAATAGTTTTTGTCTGTTTAGACTTTGGTTCATTTGTCCATTGTTCTAATCTTCGCATTATTGTTTCGTTTCCAGAACCAGGTTTTGCTAAATTTATCCAAAACTTATTTTTATCTTTTTTATTCAATAACGCACTCAAGCACCATTTCTCTGGTAACCCATCGCCAAACATAAAACTATCACCGAATATAGGAATTATTTCTTCTTCGAAATCTTCAAAATTTGTTAAGTCTGTTCTTGTAGGCCAAGCATTAGGCCATACTTCTTTTTGTTCACCAAATTTAGGGTCAATGGTATACGGAGTATAATATGTTTTATCCATATCATGTCTTCCATCATCAAACAACTTACTGAAAGTTGAATACTCATTATTAAATTCGTTAGTCTTCATTCTATTTCCTACGGCGTTGGTGGGTTAACTATCACAAAATCAGCGGCATTAAATCGAACGCCTATTTGCAATGCACCAGTTTCTGGGTTTCTACTATCTTCATTTGCAACTCCCGATGCAGTTGTTACCGCAATATCTGGGTACTCATTGGCTATTGTATTTTTTAAATTCATTGGGTTTAGTCCAGGTTTATAATATTCAAATGATCCAACAGGCGCAGTTGAATCGACTAATCCAAAATGTGTTACTGGGTCTGTTATCGTTTGTATTGTTCCTGAAGAGTCTCTATATGTTATAGGACCAATTGCACTGTAATCTAATACTTGCGAGGTGTAAGTTTCTCCATCAAAAGTTTCTGTTAATGTTGTTCTTGGTGCCGCTTCAACTTTGGTTAATATATCATTGTACACATCTTTTGCATTAGTATATTGTGCAACTTGTGAAGCAGACACTTCTCCGTCTGATATTGCATCAACTATATTACTGTTAGAAATTGATGTGCCAGTCCTATCACCAAGTGTTTCAACTACTATTATAGGTGCAGTAGCATTTGGTTCTTTGATTGGTACTGCAACATTTTCATATTTAATTTCGCCATTTTCTTCAACTGGTATTATACCAGTAGTTACACCATCGGTTGAACTTAAATCACTTCTTATATCATTTACTTCGGTTTGTAATTTAGATGCAAGTTCTTCGTCACTTTCTCTTCCTGCTTCTGTCCAATACCAACTCTCTAATCTTTCTTCTGTGTCTTTTAGTTCTGCTTCTTTTTCATTTAGCAACTCTAATTTCTTTTGTTTCTTCAATGCATCTATTGCCTCTCCTCTAGTTCCTGAGGTTGCGTTTGTTGTAATTGTATCAATAGTGCTTTCTATTGCTTTGACTTCCGAATATTCTTGGTCTGTTAAATCATGTAAACTTCTGCCATCGATAATATTAATGGCTTTTTGGTTCAATGCTGAAACTTTGTCTGCTTCGTTTACTGTAAGAGTATTAAGCCCAACATCAACTGAATAATTTCTTGTGCCAAGTCCTGTTCGGTAACTTTCTACGTTTACCTGATGTCCGTGATTTTCTATTGGAACAGTACCGTCAAGAATTGACGCGGCACCATTGATACTTGCCGCCTTTTCTGCATTGGTTGTGTTAGGGTCATTCACATCTATCGTTTCTAAATCAGACATTATTGATTGTGGATCTTTTATAATATCATCCTCGCCTTTAAGGTATCGTTCTGATTCTATTCGATTTGCTTCGTTTACCTTAGTTAGTGCTTCTTGGTCTAATCCTGTTACAGTTGTTCCCACGGTTGCATTTTCAGTTGCCTCAAGTGCGTGGTCTATCTCTGCCATAGTTTGTGCTGTTACAGTATAACCTTCGTCTATGGCTTCATTGTAAGCATTTCGAGTTGCATCCGATACTGACTCATTTCCTGTTTGATAATCGTCTGCTAATCTTTTTGCAATCTTTTGTGCAGATTGTTGTACCGCAATACAAGATTGTTCATGACCTAATGCACATAGTCCCTCGGCCTGTTGTCTAGCAAGTGCTAATTGTTTTGCAACTGATTCATTTGGAACTGCGTAATCGTTTTGGTTTGAAGGTTCAAGAAAGTTATTTGTTGCAGTTTGTAATGCCATGACCGCATGCGGTCCCGCACCATCTATATCAACTACATACACATCGCCCTCTGGTGTTATTCCAGTACCTGCGCCCTGTGGTGCAACTATATCATCTGCAAATTCTTTTGCTTCCGCGTCTTCTTTTGCATTTGGATTCACAACAGCATCGCCTCCATCATTGAGTCCTAATCTATCTTGTACTGGTAATTGAAAATAACCGTCTGACATTAATTCTGGATTAGGAGCTCCTAGTACTGCATCTACTGTTTGAAATTCTTCCGCCGCTGGTATCTTTACCATTTGTAATGTTTGTGTAAATAATCCACCACTGAATGAACTAATAACTGAGTTAACAGAATATACACTAGTCATTAGTCGTGTCTTTTTTATTCCATCATAATTTTCTGCATCTAGTCCTACTCTCTCTGGGTTATTTAAATAAACGCCTTCTGCTTTATCTGTAACTAAGATAAGATAATTTACTCCATTAATATTCGTAGAATGCATTTTATATTCATCAAGTGCATTTGCATTGCCGTATTTTGCTTTTATCATAGAAGGAGAATACACGCTATCTACCCAATATGGGTCTCCTTTGATAGTCATTTGTGCATTCATCATACTTAAATTATTATTTCTTCCTTCATAATATTTTGCTTGTGCAAGTTCAATATCTTCTTGGTCAGCCGATTTAATAACATTCAAGTTAGTAGGATTTTCTAATAATGATTTAGTAATACGTGAAAAGTTAACTGGGTTTTCTACAAGTGCTTTTAATAAACTATCAAATTGGTCAAGACTTAATTTACTAATCATTTCTTTATCTAAATTTTCAGTAAGTATAAGTTCCTGTCCTTCACTGCCAGGGAATAATCCCAAGTCATTCCAATTGTCTCCGATGGTTGAAGTGCTTTCAATAATTTTAGTTGAGTATAGTTGTCCCAATGCCTCACGCATTAAGTCATTTTGTGCAATTTCATTTTCTTTTTCTTCTCTTAGTAAATCATTTTGACTTTGGTTTGAATCTTGTATTTGATTAAATAGCTTGTTACGATTTTCACGAACTTCTCCCTTCATAATATCTTGAAGAATTTCATACTCTTGTGAATCTTCATCAAACATACTCATCATTTGATTTGCATCAGCATTTTGAATTTGTTCATATATTTTTTGTGCTTCGGCGGCCTCTCCTGGTCCACCAACACGACTCATAAGTCTGTCTCTGAATTCGTTTCGTACTTCTGCACTAAGGTCTGCAAATTGTCCTTCAAGTGTTCGAGCGTTTGCTCTATGCATTCTAAGTGTTTCACCCAATGTTCCAGACTCTTCTTCCAGTTCTGTTAGCTTCTGTTGGGCTCTTTCATCGATTTGTGTACGCCAATCTCCAACTGCTTCTAAGAAACCATTTGCCATGTAGGTATCGCTAGGTTTTACGTATGCTTTTTGAAGTTGATTATCCAGTGATATAGTTAAATCTAATATGTGTTCATTCCTACCAGTATATTGATAGTAATATCTTTTATTACAATGACCTTCTAAGAATATACTTCTTAAAACTTTTGCAGTATCTTCTGTTAGCTTTGCGTTGTGTGATTGATTTTGTACTATTAAACTTTTTTGCACAGTTAAAAAATAATTTACTTCATAAGTTTGTTTACTTGTCAATACATTATAGCCACCTAACTTAGGTGTTGCATGTGGTAGAACTCTAAACAAGTTTGATAGTTGAGGAGAATCATCAGTTAGTGCTTCTCTAATTAAACTTGAGTTTAAACAAATACTTTCTATTGCATTATATATAGATGAACCAGGCGTTATAACACCAGTTTGCTGTCCTATTTTAACACTAGCTGTTTCAGATGTTTCATTATTTCCAGATGAAGTATTGGGAACATCCGGAGAAGTCATTTGGCCTTGACCAAACATTTGTTTAAAATCGTCAGACATTTCGAAATTATATTCATTAATAAAATCTGAGTTTGACGTTACTGCTTTTTCTTCTATCTTTGCGTTTAGTTTTTTAAAGAAGTTGTCTAGTGTTTCTTCTAAGGTAGCCGCAACATCAAATTCAAAGTTATAATCCATTTGAGACAGTTCAGTATCAGCTACTACTTTATCATTTACGATTGTACCATCTAATATTAAGTTTGTACCTTTACTTTCTGTTTGAGATTGTAGTTCATTATATTTTGTAATAACAAATGGGAATATTTTTGTAGCGGGTAAGTTTCTAACTTGGTTGCCACTTTCATCATAACCCTTAAAGCGTACTTTCATAAAGAATATTGCATTCTGTAAGTCAGGATATCCGCACAATAAAATACTGTTTTGTAACATATCAGGCAAAGAAGTTCCGCCAACTTGGCTGATAGTAAATTGTAAATTAGTGGCAGTACCTGCCATTTTTGATGCTGAACCAGTTCCGTTACCGACACTAGTGATAGTTAAATCTGTAATGTTTAATTCTGTGGTGACGCCCGTTCTTGCTATCGTAATCACATTCATGTTGTTAGTAGGCCAAGCATCGTTTACCACATCGTCTATAAGTTGTGGAGTCTGTTCATAGGCAAGAAACTTATTTGCTTCTTGTTGGTTAACAACAAACAAATCTAAATTGTAAGTATAATGTTCAAACGCATCTAATTCATTTTCCCAAAATAAATTATTCGATTCCATATTTTTTAATAAACTGGACAAACTTCCTGAACCAGATATCGCATTACTTTTTAGGCTTCTCGTATCGTCAATTCCTTGAGTTGGGGGTTCACTAAGCTGTTCGCCATTTGAAAATAAATCACGCTGAGTATCATCATCAATAACAGGAGAACTATCAGGTATATTACCATATGCCATGTCCAACCCAGTACCGATACTGTCTGCGAAATAGGCAGATGCTTCATTTCCGCCTTCTTTTTGAATCATTGCACTTACCATTTTTTCTGCTAGTTCTGGATTAGCAGATAAATCAATAGGAGTATTTTTATCTATTCCCATTTTATTTGCTACAAAATCTACATATCCAGATGTATCATTTTCATTAGGAGGAGCCCAACGTTGAATCATTCCCTCTACATCAGTTAGTCCGTGCCTATCTTGGTAAGTTTCTAGCGTTTTGCCTAAAGCCCTTACTCCATGCTCAGGCGTAGCAAATGAAACAAATGAACCATCGCCACCTGTTGCACCTTGCCATGCTGTTGCATTGCTTCTGATGTTACCTGGGTTATTATTTCTTACGCTTCTGACTGCCATTGTACACTACTTCATTTCGTCTAATTGATTTTTGCTAGGTATTTTAATTTTAGTACCCGCTGTGAAATCGTTTATCGGGTCCTGAATAGTATCAGGATTTCTTTTAGCAAAAACCCACCAGTATTTGGAAGTACCATATAGGTCATAACTACACAAATCAGGTCTAAGATTGTAGTTCTGTGGTATAGTATACGTTTCGTCTAACGCACTTTTTTGTAAGTAGACAGGATTTTGTATGTCTAGTACTTTATTTTTTATTACCGCAGTTTTCTTCCACGGTGAAGTTGGATCATATGCCATTATACATACCCCTTACTAGCTAAACGCCCATTCAAATAATCATTCATAGTAAAGTTTTCTCTAACGTTCTTTGGAGAATATGTTGTAGTCAATGACATAACAAACATATTTTGTACTGGAACTCTTGCGCCGCTTCTTGTATTAATATAGTCAATATCAGAGTCTAAGTTCCACGTAAAGTCTCTTATTAGCACGGGAACATTTGTGTAAATACCATGTGCATCTAACCTTAATATCGGTGGGGGTAATCCAGCATTTGCTGACTGCATACCGAAATCCATCTTTAATGCACCCCTCATAAAGTTGGCCATCTGTAATACTGTGTCTGCTTCTTGTTCACTGCGAACAATAATAGGAGCTGTCATGTTAAATTCTGTATTTGAAGACATATCAAACGCTCTTTGTTGAAAGTTTGTATGCGATAGGTCATATGAACTATACCCAGTACTTGTCAACACTGTTATCGTTGGTGTATACGGAAATTGCATTGCACCAAGCCCAGACGCACCTAAACGACCACTAGGGTCACGTATAGTTACGGGCTGTTGTTCTTTGTAGATATTATCCATGTTATACTCCTTGTTTCTTGTATTTATCGTTACTTAAACTACGAAGTTTAAGAATATATACAATTAGCACTTGACATTGGTTTTCATATGTATTATAATTAATAATATTAATAGGAGCAAAACCATGGCACGTAGAGGTCAAAATTATTTAAACAACAAAGATATGCTGAAAGAAATTCATATCTCTAAAGCCAACTTTAGTTGGTTTGAAAACAGAGATTTGCATCATCAACATGATATCATCTTAGATGATGTAAGTGAAATTCATCAAGCAGAAGAACAAGCAAGAACCAATCGGGCAAACAGATTACAAAAGGCCGCTTGGGACTTAAATGAAGATAAAAAGAAAAGACAAGTAGACTTTGCAGTAGATCCAGCATCTTTCGAAAAAGAATCGTTGGTTTTCAGAGTTATGACTTTCGACCATATTCCAGATGAACCTGGCCGTAAAGCAAACCCAAAGACTATTGCAGACCATAAAGTGAAATTGCATTTCCCACCATTCAAGCATTATGTAATTGAAGGGAAAGGTGTAAGAGAAGTAGCATATTCACATCATAACAAAGACAAAGAGTTTGATTTACGTGGCGGTAAGATTACGGCAACGTTAGCCAACATGTATATCAAATTAGTCGAGCG